GGCCGCCGCCGGGGTGCCCGCATTCGGCGTGATCGCCGTAGCGGACCCGTTGGTGTCCGTCATGTTCAATCCTCGTTGGGTGCCGGCTGGCGGCCGGCGCGCTACGTGGCCATTGCTTCGGCCGCGATCTCCTTCAGCACCGCGAAATGCAGCGCTCCGATGTCCGTCATGCCGCCTGCGGCGGCGTTCGACGCGATCCAGGCGAAGATGCTCGCCCGGCCGGCCATGTAGTGCCGCGTCGCGTTGCCCAGGTCCGGCGCCTGCGGCTGGTAGAAGCCCGAATAGGCCGCAAGGTCGGTGAGGACGATCTCCACATCTTCACGCGTCGCATTGCCGCCGAAGACCGCGGCATAGGCCTGCGCCCGCCGGAGATCCTTGTCCGGCGCGTTGGTCTGCGAGAGCGTCTGCATCAGGCTTTGTCCAGCACCCGGCTGATCCGGCTCATCGCCGCGAACAGACCGCCAACCTGCGAACGGCTCACGCGTCCGACGAACCGATTGCCGACGGCCCCGTCGGAATGGACGACGGCATAGGTGATGCCGATCACTTCGCCGGCACGCGCCTTAACGAGAAGCGCCTCGATCTCGGCGATCACGTCCGCGTCCGGGCAACCAGGCTGTGCAATTGGATCGCCCCGCAGGCTCACGACCTCGCTCACGCCACGCCTCCGATGCGCTTCAGCACCTCCTGCGCGGCCGGCGAGGCGGCAAGCGCCTCGGCGCCGGCGGCCGCTTCCTGCGCCGCCATGCCGGACTGGGCCGCATCCTGCAGCGCGCCCTGCTTCTGGGCCGCCTCGGAACGTGCCTGCCGGCGTGTGGCAAGAACATCCTCGGGCACCATGACCCGCCGTGGTGCACCGAGCACTTCCTGTGCGAAGTCGATCGCCTCGTCGGCGTCGAGCTTGTCGAGAACCTCCGAGCTGCCGGATTCGGCCAGCGCCTGCGCGAAGACGAAGAGTTGCTGGACGCCCTGCAGCTCGCCGAGCTTGCGCGCCCGGTCGAGCGGCGAGGTGAAGCGGACGCCGATGTCCTTGCCCTGGAGGCTTTCGGGCGCCTCAAGCGGCGAGCCCAGCATGAAGGCGCCGAGGCGATTGAGGATGCCGATCTCGCGGTCGATCTGGAACGACAGTCCGGCCTGCAGCGACGTCCCGACCGGACCGATCATGTCGGCCCGCTCCTGGTTCTTGATCGACACCTCGTAGGCGGTCTGCTCCCGCTGCGAATCGATGATCGTCGTCCACAGGTCGATGTAGAGCGTCGTCCGCAGCTGCTGCCGGCGAACCTCCAGTACCGCCTGGGCAAAGTCGGGACGCGCCGTCAGGATCGGCTGGGCCAGCAACTGGCCGCGCGCGTTGACGAAGCCGGGGTTGACCGCCCGCGGGTTCAGGTCGAGCCGCTGGCCGAGCGTCTCCGGCGGCGTCGCGATTGGCGGCGAGACGGCCTGTTGCGTGCTCGTCAGCTCCGCCTTCGCCATGATGTTGAGCGACTTGATGTCGGCGATGGCGACGGCGACCGGCCCCTCGGCATAGGGCTGCGTCGTGTTCCGCTGCCAGTGATCGACGCGGAACGGGAACTCGAAGAAGCCGGACTCGCCGATCAGCTTCTTCTCCTCGACCTCGACGTAGCACGACATGAACGGGCTGTTGCGCACCGTATTGCCGTAGCTTCCGGCCTCCGCGCGCGGCGCCACGGCATGCAGGATCGTCACGAGCTGATCGCGCTTCTTCGGGTCGGACGCCATCTCCTGCGTCTTCGCCGAACACGCCGCCCCCCATCGCTCGACGCACTGGCGGGCCGAGCGGGTGAACAGCCGGTAATTGGTGTCGACCACACCCTCGAAATTGGTCCCGAGGTGGTTCTCGCTGATCGGCACATAGGCATAGCTGATCGGCGCCGAGACGCCGCGCGACACCGCATCGCCGATGAAGATGACCGACGTGCCGAAGCCCCACATGCAGCGCAGCGACGCCTTGTGCGAGGCCCAGAAGCCGGAACGCGGATTGGACCGCACGGTGAACAGGTAGTTACGCAACGCCTCATAGAAGCGCCGCTCCTCGTCGCTCGGCTCTCCGCCGAACGGATCGTCGGTCGTCAGGTCGTGCCAGGTTCCGGTCTGCGGCGTCACTAACGCCAGCGTGCCGGCGGCTCCGCGCTCGACCGCCCAAAGCGACGTCATGTCGTAGAGGTCGCGCCCACGGCGGGCGGCAACCGGCTCGCTAACCACCGTGTTGATCGCCGTGGTGACCTTCTCGCTCGACGCGAACATGCGATCGAAGCGCTCGACATCGGGGAGCACGTAGCGGGCAATGTCCAGCCAGTGCTGCTCCCACGGCGCGCGGTCGGTCCGCTTCCGCTGCAGCTCGTCGAGAAGGTCGGTGACGATCGCCATCAGGCCCCCAGCACCGTTGCTCGGCTCAGGTTGCGGCCATAGTTGAGGTCGCCGCGAAGCGAGGTGGCAATGCCGCCACGGACACCGGTCGCCGCCGTAACACGGCGCCTCGCCTCGGCAGCCGCCATCGTGTTGAAAAGCATTCCGCGGACGCTCACATCACCAACGCCGGGGAGTTGCGATTGCAGCTTCAGGAGCTGAGCATCGATCTTCGCCTGCTGCCGCGCCTTGGCCTCGGTCTTCAGCGTTCCGCGCGCCCCGGTGAGAAACGTCTTGAGTTCGGCCCGGCTGATGCCGCCAGCCGATGCGCTCATCAGCGATTTCTTCAAATCCTTGAAACCGGTGGCGCTGAGCGTCTCAGTCGTCAGCCCGAGCTTCTTCAGCGTTGCGTCGTCGTAGTGCAGGGTCGTGACATCGAGCCCGGAGAGGAGCGCGAGCTGCTTCTTGGTCACGTCGCCGAGCGCGCCGGTCCCGCCGACCAGGTCGGCAAGCACCTTCATTGCGGCGCTCTGCTTCTTCGCGGCGTTCGCCATCAACGGAAATCCTCAGCGAGCCATGCGAACATCACGTAGTCTTCACCATTGCGGCCGAAGCTCCGGCAGGGCGTCGGATGTGCGCCCATTCCGATCATCCACCGGTGCGCCCGGTCGTGGCCGACGATCGACCGGGCCTCCACCCGTGTGATGCCGACCCGCACCCAGTCCGGCACCCGCTCCTCGAGCACGAAGCGGGTGAGCGACGGCACCGCTCGCCACATCGACCTGGTGCCGAAGGCCCAGGCATTGAGCACCGTCGCTGCCAGAGGCTGGACGCCGAGAGCTGCCACCGGCTGGCCCTTCCACCGGGCGACCCATGCCTCGGGCGATGCCAGCGCCCTGCCGGCGATCTCCCACGACTCGATACCCTCGGGACAGACCGGCACGATCTCCGCCCAGTCCTCGGGGCGCATGTGCGTGGCAATCCATGTCAGGTCTCGGAGCCTTGCCGGGACGATCTCGACCGTCACGCCGGCACGGCGTTGGCGCTCGCCGCCTCTGCTAGCGGATGGCGCTCGCCGAGGAAGTGCTTCACGATCTCCGCCATCCGGAGCATCGCGAACTTCATCTCGGCTTCCTCGCCGGCGGGCTCGATACGCTCCTCATGGATGCGGCCCTCGTGGTCGCAGTAGCGGAGCGCCGTCGGCTCGCCCGGCCGAAACACGATAACGCCGATGGCCGAGCCCCTCCACATCAGCGCGGCAGCCTTCCAGCCCCACGCGACGATGCGCGGCTCGCGGTACATTTCCTGCCCCGTCGGCCCGACAACCCGGTCCCCTGGCTGGCAGACATAGACCGAGGCATTGCGGACGAAGGCGCGGGCTTCCTTCGGGGTCATCGAAGTTCCTCGAACGGATCGCGGATCGGAGCCGAGCGGTACATGTCGCTGCTATGCGCCTCGGCCGTCTTGCGAAGGTGCGACTTCAGCCGATCAATCCACGCCATGATTACCGCGTCAGCCCGATCTGTCGACGTTTTGAGTCGATCGCGGATATCTTCCTTGCTCTCGACCTTGATGTTGTTCCCGCTCGTCGTCCACCGCGGAGCAGTAAGTTCCGCCTCCAGCTTCGTATCAGGCGGCAGCTCAATCAGGTCTTTGTCAGGGTTGCCGGGATCGAGCGCCTCTCGGAACTTCCACCACGCCTCGGCGCGTCTGTTCAGGAACCCGAGCGAACGATCTCTCGTCCGCTCGCCACTCGCCTCACTCGGGACGAATGGAACAGTCAGAATTCGGTTGTGCGTTTTCAGGTGAGATGAAACGCCGCCACCGTAGCCACCACCATGGTCGATAGTGATGCCGGCATCGTCGCGCCGCACGCCGAGGATCATCTGAACCACCGGCACCGGGTCCGGTGTTTCCTTCCCGGGCGCATCGATCAGGGGATCAAATCGCACGCCACGAAGGCAGGCGATCACCGTCTTGTCCGCACCACCCTGGGCGACGTCGACACCGATGTGGAGCATGGGATCGCGCGGCCGGCTCTTATTCTCCTCCCAACGTCGCTGCGCCGCCTTCACCCATTCGGTCGGAATGACCTGCCAGCGGTCGTCCTTCCTGCCGGCGAGAAAGTCGCCATGAAGGAGCTGCGACCGTAGCGGCTCCGGCATTGCGTTGATCTGCGCCCGATAGCCGGTCTCTCGCAGATAGGGGTTATCGTCGAGCCGCGCTGGGATATAGGTCCGTGACAGGGCGATATAGTCCTCGCCATCCACAGCGCGATCTTTCCAAGGCTTGCCGTCGACAGTGTAGCGACCAGGACCTTTCACCCATACCGTCTTGATTTCGTCGCCATCCCCCTTGACGATGCACCAGCGGAGTTCACCCGGCGTGGCCGGGTTTGGGAACAGCGGGTCGAGCCACGGCGCAAACCACTCGATCAACCATAGGCCTTCGCCACCGATCGGAGGATTGCTGGCGATCACCGCGCGGCATCGCTTGCCCGCGGCCGACCGCAGCCAGCCCATCACAAAGTTGACCCGGTAGGCAGTAAGCTGCGCCCCTTCGTCGAAGCCTATGAAATCGCGGGCGCGGCCTTGGTGCGAGAGCTCCGAGCCCGGCTCGCCGAGATGAGCGAGTTCGAGCTCTTTCCCGACAGGCTTCCACACCTTGTCGCCGCGATTGAAATCGGCGTCACCGACGATCTCAAGCAAGCGCTTTTCGACGCCTCGCAGATCCTTGAACTGCCTCCGAAAGATCACCGAGTTGATCGCATCAATCGCACAACCGATGAGGAGATCGGTCTTTCCTCCACCGGCGGACCCGCCATAGAGGAGAAGATCGGCCTCCGAAAGATAGGCGTCGAGCTGCGGCCCGGGCGTCGGCAGCCAAAGCCGTGTCAGCTCCGGCGCCAGGAGATCGTCGAGCTCCGCTTTTCCTTTCGCGTCGAGACTGCGAACAAACCGCTCAAGTGCTTCCGTCGCCTGCATCGGCCTTCACCGCTCGCGCTGCCATGAGCGCGAGCGCAGCAAGGCGGCGCTGATCTGACACATCTGCCACATGGATCGGATTCTCAGGACTGTCCCCGGCCGCCTTGAACATGCCGAGGTGCTTACCGAGGTCGACCAGCGCGGCATGCTTGTCGTGAAGCTTGAACTTCACCCGCCGGACGTCGCGCGCGTCCTTGCCGCGGCCGTCCTTGAAGTCCTCGATCGTCACCTCGGCGAGCGCCGCGGCCTGGTCACGGGTGAGCTCGCTGAAGTCCAGATAGGGATCGCCATCGGAATTCGACCGCATATAGTCGGCCATGTTGGCAAAGCCGATCTTGGCCAATTCCTCGGCAACGCGCTCGGCGGTGATCTCCAGCTTTTCAGTGAGCTTCTGCCGGCGTTTGGCGATCTCGGCAGCGACCTCAACATGCTTCAACAGACGCTGACCCTGCGAATAGGCCGTCGCGGCGCTATAGCCGGCGCGGATCGCCGCCTGCGTCGCGTTGTGATCGACGACGTATTCGTCGACGAACCGCTTCTGCTTCGGGTTGAGGGTCATGGCTTGAAAAGCAAAACCCGCCGCGGCATGGCCGGGCGGGCGATCATCAGGCGGCGCTCAGATATGGCTCCGCCGGAACGGGTGAAATCGGCTTGGACACCGCTTCCGCCCATTCGGCCACGACGCTCGTCTCGACGAACCGGCCGAACATCGCGATAAGTAGGCGAAGGCTGCCGGTCGTGTCAATGCGCTCGACGCGACCCATGAGGCCTTCGAGCGGCCCACAGGTGAGGCGAACTTCGTCACCCGGGGCGAATGGCGACCGGAAACCCTCGAAAGCTTCGTCGTCGACCGCAACGCCATCACGATCGAAATTCGACCGGAAGGCATCGAACACCTGATCGGGGATGGCGGGAGGCGTGCCGGCGATCGTGAGCATGGTCGACACACCGGGCGTCCGGTTGACGATACCGAACTCGGCCTGCCTCGCCCGCACGAACAGGTAGCGGGGCAACGCCGGCCGGATTTCGATCGTCTCGCGTCGGGCGTGACGGATGGTGATCCGCCGACGCGGCAGGAACACGGGGCAATACTGCCACAGCCGTCCGGCCGCAAGCGCTTCCTGTCGGGCATTGGTGTGAACCGCAAACCAGTGATGCGGTGCAGCGGGTGTCTTTCCCATGTGATCGGCCTCCGGGGAGCGAACCAGAGGCCGCGAGTCGAGCGGACCTGAGCCGACGCGAACATGACGTTTCGGGATGGGATGCGTCAAGTCTCGATCCAGTTCCTCCCGATCGCCACGAGCGGACCTCGCGTGTCGTTGAAGAGGCTCACCTGTCCCATGCGCCGCAGCCGGTTGAGCGCAGCAACAACACCCTCTTCGGTCATATCCGTCCGCAGTCGGATCACCCGATCAATGATGCTCTTTCGGCGCAGGGGGCGATCGTCAGTGCTCCATGCCGAGACGAGGACGTCGACAACCGCGATCAGCGCCAGGTCGGCACGACCGTTTCCGGTCATCGAATGATGTGGCCTGCTTCGCGGATGACGTCTGGCCGTGAAGCGGTCGGAGATCGTCACAAGATCGGCGTGCCTGAGCATCTGGAGGTTCCCGGCGGTTTCACGCGCACATGACTATACCCTACATGGTGAATACACTGCCACTGCAATCAGAATGCATAGGTGAATGAAAAATCAAAATATAAGGTAAGGAACTATATATGATTGATATATAAGAGATTTTTAGAACAGATAGGCCGCTTTTCCTGACGGAAGGATACCGGTAAGGAACCGGTAAGCTCGCTCATTCGGCCGGGTTTCTTACCGGTAAGCTACCTGTTCGGGAGAACGTAGATCGTGGGTGCCCGGCCGCCGGTCTTCAACGTTTCGCCGCGGGCCGAGAGCAGCGTCTCGGCTTCGATCATTTCGTCGAGGAGGGGATTGAGGTCGCGGGCCTTCATCGAGTGCCGAAGGGCATGCAGGAGGTGCTGGCGCTGCATCCTGCCGCCGTGTGCCCGGATCGTCCGCACGATGCGGTTTGCGGCCGCCTGCGTTTCGGTGTCGGCAATATGGTCGCGGGCGCCCGAGAGGACAACCTCGGCCGAGGCAAGGGCGAGGCTGCGCCCGGCCATCATGTCGTCGATGTCCACGGTCTGGCTGAAGCGCCCCGCGGCGACGATGGTCGCGATCCGGAGTGCCATCTCGACGGTTCGCGCGAGGAAGGGGCGCGCATCGGCATCGGCGTCGCTTCGCCCCTCGATCTCTTCCCTGAACACCTCGTAGGCGTCCTCCGCCTGGGCACCCCAGCCGAGAGCCGTCGGGGGTACGTCGAGGGTGGTCCGGTCGTGCTGCGGCATGAGGAGCATGACGGCATCCGCATCCCGGAGGGTACCTACTGCATCGGTCGGCAGGTCGAATCGGTCGGCGCCGAAGAGCGTGCCGTCCAGGACTAGCAACAACCCCAGAAGCGAATAGAAGACCCGGAGCGCCGCCATGAACGACACTGTCATCAGCCACCTTCACGAGCCGTCGAAGCCAAAAGCGATCAGAGCACTCACTCCCGAGCAGGCGGCGGCAATGCCGGCGTGGCGGGACAAGTGGATTGCGAACGGCCTGTCTTGCGAGCCGATGACGGATGACGATCGCGGGAGAACCGAGGCGGCGTTCCGGGAGCTCTACAGGCTCGCCAGGCGGCCGGAGCCGAAGGCCGTGATCCTCGTCGCGTCGCCGCTGGTCCTCGCCTTCGCATCGGGGATCGCCGCTGGCGCTATCTATGCGCACCGGAACGGCTTCCCGAAAAAGACGGCGGTCGACTCGGCGGTCGACTCGGCGGTCGGCTCGGGGGTCCGCTCGGCGGTCGGCTCGGCGGTCGGCTCGGCGGTCCGCTCGGCGGTCGGCTCGGCGGTCGGCTC